ACAAATGAAAACTTTTTTGAAGTATGGGACTTATCAAAAGGTATATGTGTTTTAAATAACAATGAAAGAGTAAGTCCTATTCAAAGAATAACACCTAAAACTCAAACAATAAGAAGTCCAAACGCCAAGTACTATAATGCTCAGGCTATGTTAATAGAGAAAGGTTTAAGTCCAACCAATGATGTTATTAATACAGGTATAGTAGGTATTAGTAAAAAGCATTTAGATCAATTAGAATACTTTACTGATTTTAAAGATGACCTTAAATTAATGACAAGTCTTATAGGAGTATACGATTTATTTCCTAAAAAGATTGCTGATTTCTTTGGTTATGATAACGAGACACTGTTTGCTGTTAAGTTAAAAGAAAAGAAAGTACCGGTACAATGGTTAGACAAAGATTGGCATTATTTTTTTGATAGTCAAATGTTTATTCCTACGACAGCCAAACTTATACATGCCATTAATAAAAGATTTGATTTGATATGGAAACATATTGATGATTAGAATATGCACTGTATATTATAAAGGCACTTATACGCCAGACTATGTTGGTAACTTCTATAAGGCTTTAAGAAAGAATAGTAGTATACCTTTTAGATCAGTATGTATAAGTGACGATCCTAATGTTGAAGCAGATGTTGTACTACCTTATAATCATCATAGTGACATTAAAAAACACTGGCATAAATTAAAATTCTTTAGTCCTCTATTTGGTGGTCAACAGCCAGGTGATGATATAATAATAATGGATATAGATCAAGTTGTTGTAGGTAATGTAGATGATCTTATAGGTTTTCCTGTCGGTGATGATGAACTAGTATCTTATGGCACTTGGTGGAATAATGCTACAACAAATGGTGAAGAAAAGAAACTTAAAGACAATAATATCTTACCACTAAACGGTGGTTTTTATAAATTTAAATCAGGACAGTTTAAGCATATATGGGACGATTTCGCACTTAATCCACCATATTGGCAATTACATTATTACAATACAGGTAAAGTACACTTTAAGTATTATGGAGAACAAAATTATGTTGATTGGAAAATATTTGAAAAGAAAAGTAAACTTACTTTGACACCACCAGAATGGTTAGGTAAATATACAGAAAATAGAGAAGATATGATTGCTTTAAATAAACTATACGCTAAAACTTTTAATGTTGACTATATGTTACTAGATGAACCAGCTGAGACACTAAAGATGGTACACTATACAGGACCTAATCGTTCTATACATGGCAGTCCTCAAAGTCCGTTGTATAACATATGGATAAATAACTAGTATGAACGAGCAACAGAAAAAAGAGTTTGAACAAAAACTAAAAGATAAAAAACTATGGTTTTGTCCACTTCCTTTCACACACGTATTCTCTAGTTTAAGTGGCAGATATGCACCTTGTTATGACGCACTAGCTAGAACTGGCCATAACATGGAAGATACTAAAATAAAAGAATGGTATACTTCCGACTATCAAAATAAATTAAGAGCAGAAATGTTAAAAGAAGATTATGATCCAAAATATTTTAGACATCATTGTACAGGTTGTTGGAAACAAGAACAAAAATATGGTCGTTCAGACAGACAAAAGTATACTGAACAAATACTAGCAGGAACATTTGATAGTAAAGTACCAGAATTATTAAGAGCCGTTCAAAAGTTTGTTGAAGAAGGAGCAATTACAGAATTTGATGAAAGAATACTAGATATTAAAATGAAGATGTTTGGTAATGCTTGTAATCTAGATTGTTATATGTGTACACCAAGAAGTGCTAACACTAGAACTCTCTCACTAAAACAATTAAAAAAAGTATATGATCCTGATCTAGACCCTAAAGACGGTGAAAGAATGAATACAATGAAACATGATGACGATGAATATACAGACGATGTTGCCTCCGTAGCAAAGTATACTAGATCAATCAAACTAATTGGTGGCGAACCTTTAGTTATGAAAAATCACTACAAACTATTAGACAAATTAGTAGCAACAGGTCATTCAAAAGGTATAGACTTAATCTATAAAACAAACTTATCAGTATTTGATATGGACGGTTACAACTTTAGAGATTACTTTCCTCACTTCAAAGAGTTTGTTATGAAAGTATCAATAGATAGTTACGGTAAATATAATGACTATTTAAGAAAGAAATCAGATTGGCCTTCACTTTTGGATAATGTGAAAACAATGAGAGCTAGAAGAAACGCAAGAGTTAATGTTCACTCTGTAATATCTTTTTTAAGTGTACTAGAAAATTATAAACTAATTGCATTATTAAAAGATATGGGCATACAACACACGTTTTATATCATTGAACACCCAAGAATATTACAAGTAAAGAATTTACCTAAAGAAATTAAAGAGAAGTTAAAACCATTTTATAAAGACTATCCTAATATTATAAAAGCATTAGACAAAGAACAAGATGTTGAAGAATTTATTAAGACAATTGATTACTGTCACGATTTAGACCAAAATGGTTTTAGTAAAAAAGAAGGACACGATTTATTTACAACACACCCCGAACTAGAAGAATACTATTTAAAGGCAAAAAGAGAAACTAATTATTAAGGATTTATTATGGAACTAACATACGGCAATCAAACTATTGACTTATTCGGAAAAGAACATTTTCCAGAAGGACCACCAGATAAGGTTGTAGTATCATTATCAGGTGGCTGTGATTCATCATCACTTACATACTTAATAGGTACAAACTTTCCTAACATAGATATGTACCCTTTTCATACCAAAGATGAAGACTGTCCTATAGACACTGAACGTGCTATAGAAGTACATCAATGGTTACAAAACAAATTTCCTAAACTACATGATCTAAAGATATTTACAGTATCTACGTCTGATCCAGTTTGGCAAGAGAAAGCAAAACTAGCAATGGCCTCACCAAAAGGTAGTCTTATAGTAAATGGTAAAAAAGTTTCTATGTGGGGAACATTAAATGGTTGTTCAAAGGCTTTACAAAATAGAGATAAAAGATCAAAAATGTCTTTACAGTATGACGCACCTGTTGTTATGGCTATGACTTCTAATCCTCCTGTAGATGTACAGAAAGAAAGAGGATTTTATAAAGTGGCAGAAAGAAAAAGAGATCCTGGTGAAAGTAAACTGAAAGTTATGGACACAATAGATAAAGGTGGTCTTACATATCAACCTTATTTAAGAAACGATAAGAAATTCGTAGCAGGTGTTTTTAAAGAACACAATCTAATGGATAGTTTATATCCTTTAACTAAATCATGTGCTTGGTCGCAAACTCTTGAAAATTGTAATAAATGTTTCTGGTGTAACGAGAAGACATGGGCATTTGAAGATTAATAATGTACCACCCAGAAAAACTTAAACAAGTCACACTTCTAAACTTAATTGACTTTGAAGGTAATTCGTTTCTTAACCGTGACAAAGAGTTAGAGGATCTTCGTTTCAGTACTTTAAAAAGATTACTGTTTGAACACCCTTGTGAAGACCTTTGTATAGTATCTGAAAATTTAGATGAAAAAGTTCCTAATGCATACAATCTAAATAACTTATACGAAGAAGTTAAAGGAAGATATGATTGGCAGTGGTTAGAATGGGATAGCAAATATAAAAATGGAAACCTTAACTCCATTGTGAGTATAAAAAATAAATTCAAATTAAAAGGTAAAGAAATTCAAAACGTACTTGTAGCAGGTCAAAACCTAGCAGGTTGTGTTTTTAAAACATTAGATCACTCTGCTTTACGTTGGGCTGAACAAGGTCACTATACACAAATAATATTGTCTATGTGTGGAGACTATGAAGTATCTGGTGTAGGACCTGAAAAATATATGAAATCTTTTGCAAATTTATATCAAAAAATTAAAAAATCAGGACAATGGGCTAATCTTGATTTAATATGTGACATTGATGATGTAAGGTATTACAATGATGGAATACCCTATGTTGTTTCTGATAGAACGCCTCCTAGGAGTTAATAATGAGAAGAATAATAGCTTGTAAATTTGGTAATAAGTTTACTCAATGGCATGTTGATAACTTAAAATATATGATAGATTTCCACTCTGGAATATCTTATGATAGTTTTGAAGTTTTAGAAACGGACCTTTACGGTAATTGGTACAATAAGTTTCAAATGTATGACAAATTTCGTGATGGGGAAAATTTATATTTTGATTTAGATGTTATTATATGGAAGGAGTTACCTAATTTATTTCGTAAAGACTTTACTTTATTGAATGATTTGTGGTGGAGAGAAGAAGCCCACACACCACTAAACTCTACTATTGTTTCATGGACAGGAGATGTTTCTCACATATGGGATAAATTTAAATCAAATGAAAAAATGTATCTTGAAAAGTACAATAAAGGTAGTGATGAATTTTACTATAGAGAAATAGATTACAAAAACTATGATAAAGTTTGTCCTTCTATTAAAAACTATATGTATGAAGTGCCACCAAAAGAATTTAGTATATGTACTCTAGGTCAAATGAACCATCTTTTAGAACCAGGTTGGAATGGTTGGTGGTCAGATTTTATAATTCCGCACTATAAAGATCAATCGCCGATTTCAACAGTTCAAGTTTAGTCTTACTCTTTCTCATTGCTTTCTTAGCTTTGACATCTTTAGAATCTTTAATCTCATCAATTTCAAATAAAGCAATCTTCAAAGCAAACATTTCATCTTCACTTTCTTTTTTGTTAAAGATGTAGTCAAGTACTCTAGTTGGTGATGTTTCGTCTGTTTGTACAAGACCTGCTTTAACAGCTATCTCTAAACTTGATTTTTCAAACTCTTTTCTTGCTTCTTCATTTCTAGCATATGTATTTTCATGCAATTGGTCTACAGTTACGAATTTACTTAACAATTGGTATAGAGAATGATTTTCATCATACTCAATATGATAAGGTGTTAAACTACCTTTTACTTCATTTGTTAATACTTCAATCCATGTTCTATCACTGTTAGTAAAGTGTGCTGAAACTAGATGGTTTTTTAATAATTCTTCATTGAACATTTTTTCTATCCTTTATATAATCATATAGGTCAATTGTAGTTGACCAATTTAGTTTGTTTAATACTGTGTTATCTGCTTTGTTATCTAATCTCTCAAACTCACCACCTATAGCTCTTTCACAATCAATTTTAAATGTTGCGATCAAATCTAATAGATTGTAAGACTCTCCTCTACCAACATCGGTTACACCTTGATAATCACTTTTTATTAATGTATCAATCGCACTTAATATATCATTTACATGAATAAAGTCTCTTGTATGATTGGTATGAATAAATGGTACATCATTTCTTAAAATTCTTGGTATCAACATATGTTCTCTAGCGCCTGGTCCGTATACAGTTGTAAATCTCATACCGACACTATTTTTAGGTGCTAATTGTTCTAAAGATAGTTTACTCATGGCATAAGGATTACGCCAAGGTTCTATTGCTGTTGATGAACTTGCATATAGTATTCTTGTGTCTGGAAAGTATTCAAATAGTCTCTGACCTGCAATTACATTTTCTTTCCAGTATTCTGTAGGTCTATCTAAACTATCTCTAACACCTGATAGACCAGCCAAGTGTATGACTAAATCTACATCGTATTTAAGGTCACAATTTAATAAATCGTTACCTGTTAGTTTGTCTATTGGGATTACTTTGTGATTGTTTTTTTCTAGATGTTTATGAAGGTGTTTACCTATAAATCCTTCACTGCCTGTTAATAATATATTCATAATCTTATTTATATCACCGTTAAGTGACTAGTTTTAAACGCCGGCGCCGTGTAGTGTTTTTAAAGTAGAACCTGAACTATTTTTAATTAATAGTGTAGATAATGTTTTCATTTGTGTTGAACCAATAGCGTCATCAGCCATCATAGTTTCAGCAACTAAATCTATTGAACCAGTTGATATTATTTCTCCTGCTGTACTTGGAAAGGTTACAGTCTGTCCATTTAAAGTACCACTAACTGTCAAATTAACAACATTTACGTTAGTTGGAAAAGCAAGTGTTACTGTATCGGGACTTGAAACTACAGCATTTATCTGATTACTTGTACCTAGAAAAGATATAGTATTACCTGGAGCAATTAACTGAACTGTTGAACTTGCGTCTCTAATATAGTGTCCTTGACCTGTACCTATTTGTGAAGATAATTCTACTACTGCACCCACAACAGACGTTGCTGATATACCTGCACTTGCAAGTAAAGCAGAATCACCAAAGTCATTTAAAGCTAAGTCGTTAAACTGTGTTCTAAATGTTTCTAGTGTGTCTGTTCCTGATATATTTTTTACTGCCATAACTATTTACCTTTTTTTAAATCTTTCTTAATATCGTATAATTCTTTCTTTAAATTATTTATCTCTGTTACAAGACCTCTTACCATATCATTGCCACTTTCTCTAGATTTAACTCTTTTCATATATGAGTTATATTCTGATCTATTAGTGTTAATAATAGCCTTGGTATCTATGTCTCTTACTAAATCATCAAATCCTTGTACTTTTAATGTATTAGTTGCCATAATATTATATCGCTAATGCAATACCTCTTAAATCTCTTACTATTGGTGGATATGCTGAGTTTGTTCCTTCCATAACTATTTTTATTTGAAAAGTAGTAAACTCATTTAATCCTGAAGCACTATATTTGTACTCTTTAAATGTATTATCATCTTCAGCAGGTGTAACTGTTGTGTCTTCTAGTCCTGTACTGTTAAATGGTGTCCAACCTATATCACCTATTAGTCTAGCTTCTTCGGAAGAAGATAGTCTGTAATAAACTTTTACACTAGAACTTGATCTTACATTCTGCGTTAATCTTACATCTAAAGCAGTTGAGATATTATCTAGTACGACAGATTTAGTTATGTAGGCAGCTGCTGATGATGTATCACTTGCAGCTATGTCTGAAACATAATTAGGTGTATTACCTGTTGTTGCTTTGTTAATTCTGTTTTGAATTGTGTAAGCACTAACTCTTTGCATATCTAATACTGGAGATAATTTAGTGTTAGTAGTATTGAAAGTAAGATTTACAAATAAAGACTTACTTCCTGATAATTCGTTTGTTTCGTTTATTGCACTTGCAACTAGTTGAGGTGAAGTGAAGTAAATATTGTCATTTGCAATAGTTGATACTTGACTAGTCTCGCCTGTTAAACTAAATTCTGTTTCTGAACCATGTACTGATCTACCTGAAGTAGGTCTCATGTTATATGCAATGCTTGTACCGGCAACATTTAATGTTTGTAAGTTTAGATTTAAAACATCATACAATCTGTTTTGTGTTGCTGTTACAACAGTACCACCTACATCTCCTGTAGCATTTGCTGTACCACTTGTTGTAATATCATAACTATCTAAAGTTACGTTTGAAATACTTGTGTATGTTCCATTAATATCGGAATGAGCAACACCATTGTAAGTTCCTGATGGAATACCTGCAATTATAACATTGTTTGTTGTACCATGCATACCGTGATTAGGATGTGAAACTGTCATTACACCACTAGAGTTTGTTGTTCTAATAGGATTAGTTTTTAATGTTCTAGTAGGTAAAGCGTCATTAGTTAAAGTAACTGTACCTGTAACATTTTCAAATTCTGCTCTTTTGATTTTAAATTTAATATCTTCATTTTGTTCTGCTGTCCATGTAGAACCGTTTTGAGATTTAAACATAACACCAGCATAAGGTTGTTGAGAAATTGTTCTATCTGAACCTATTACTTTTTCACCTAATCTTCCAACATAACAGTTGTAATTATTAGTATTAGCCATTACAACAAAACAATATTCTGTTTTTTCTTGTAAATAAACTGGTGAGTTAAAAGTAAATGTTGTAGCTGTTGTTGCGTCTGTACTTATGTTTACAGATGACGGATTTAAAGTTAATTCACTAAATGGAACTATTCTTTTTCCTGGGTAACCATTTACTACTTCTCTAATTTGTACTGTTACTGGAATATTGTCATCTTTTGAACTAAAGAATAAGTCCATTGAAGTTAAGAATACACCACCAACATCATCTATCATAAATGTTTGTGCTAATGGGTCAGTCCAACCAATTGTCATTTCTGTAATACGTGTAGCAGTTACGTTTGATCTACTAACTGATTCAACAGTACTTTCTCTAACAACTAAAGGTTCTCTTGTAGAAACAACTGTCTCTTGTACTGTTTCTAAAATACCTTTTGCGATATAGTCTGCTTCACCTGAAGTTTCAACTGCCGTACTTAATACGTTTGTTGATGAACTTGTTAATCTGAATACTCTTTGACCTGCTCTCCATCTTGGATTAGCATTAACTTTTGGATCAGGAATTGCAAAAGTACCTGAACAAGCACCATTAATATCTGTAACTATATTACCACCTAATGAACCACCATTTGGTGTAACATAAGTTGCTATATCAATGTTATCAAAGAAAGGGTAAACTCTTGTTAAAGGTTTTAATCTTGTAGCACTAAATGATAATGTTCTACTTCTTAAAAAAGGAACAAAACCAACACTAACAACTCTGTCGCCAATTGAATTTCTTACTACCTGTGGTACTATTGTTGATCTAACACCTGTTCTTGTTGATGTTTGATTACCAGTTTCAGTAATTTCGTGACGTGCATTAATTCTTCTACCTCGTCTAACGTTTCCTAATCTTCTACGGCCAGTTACAGTTGGTGTTCCTGTCCAGAAATCTTGCCATTCATTCCATACTGTACCAATTTCTACACTTTGTAAATTTGGATTACCTAAATTTTGTACTAGAGTATCAAAACCACCTATTGAATTAACAACTAATTCTGGCACTCTTTCTGTTTCTTTCCATTCGTCTGACGGTGGCGTTAACGCAATACTACCTGACCATGTGAATATGTCAAAAGGGTTTACGTTAACAAATTTACTTGCAAAAGGTTGATCAATTAAAGTTGCCTCTGTGTAAGGTAAAGTAATTAAATCTCCTGTTTTTGCATACTTAGCTTCAGTTCTATCTAAAGCAGTAATAGTAGTACCGTCATTGTCGCTTTCAATCAATTGTACGGCATCCTCATTGAACATAGGTCTTAACTCACCTCTTGCCATGTCCATAGAAACCTTGTAGTCTAAATTCTTTACATCACCTATACTATGACCTGTGAAATTATCTACTATAAATCCATTCTTAAATCTATCAAATCCTTCTGCGTCTTGTACTTGCAAATTTTGTGCTTGTGATTCTAACAAAGATAGTTGAGTATAATATTCTACATTTTCAATTCTATTCTCTAATCTACCAATGTCTCTCATTGTGTATCTTTTATTGTCAACTCTAGTAATCGTTATATCATCTGTAGCTAAAGTATATGCTGGCACATCTAAAGTGTAAAGGTGCATTGCACTATCAATATCTTTTGGTGCTTGAGGAACTAAAGCACTAGCGCCCTCTGCTACCTTAAACTTACCGTTTCTATCTAAAAAGATTTTATCTATTCTTGGTAAGTAATATTCTAAATCTGAAGTTATATCAGTACCGAACTTAGCAACATCTACAACTGAAGCGCCAGCACCATTATAATACTTGTCTTGTTCACCTTTATTGATTGTTGAGTTATCGTCAACTCTTGGTCTAAAGTCTAAACAATCTCTTAACTCAAATATGTCTCCTGTTGTATCGGAAGTATGAGAAGGAATATCTGCATAGTCAACAGCACCTGAATAACTATCTACAGTAAATACATCTCCTGAACCGTGAGAGAAGTAATCTACATTAATTTGAATTGAACCTGTTGGTGCTACTGCACCTGTTTTTAAAAATACTCTACCTATATCATAGAAGTTATCTCTTTGACCATTGTCTAAAGTAAATCTATCTGTAATATCAACTTCTCCTGAAGATGAGTAAGTACCAAAAGCAGTTGCCATTTTAACAGAGTTTAATTTGTAAACGTCAGCTACACTTAATCTCATACCACCTTGTTTATTAATATCTGCTAAACTAATTTGATTTCTTGTATAACCTGTAACTAAAGATTTTGTTTTTTCTTCTACAACTGATCTATTGATTGTTGCTAAGATTTTAATTTTATGTCCTGCAAAATTAGAACCAAAATCTAACGTTAAAGATTTACCTGATGGAGAACCACCTAATGTAAATATTGAATCACCCTCATGGTTTGATCCTGTTAAACTCATAAAGTCTCCTACTGCACCTGTTCCACCTGAACCGGTTGTCATAATTGAGACTGAAAAATCGTTTTCTGTTAGACTTGTAAATGTTTCATTTGTACCTGCTGAAATGGTTGCGTCACCATTTGATCCTAATGTTGTTGCGAAGTGTCTTCTAACTTTAAAGTTTGTATCACTAGCACCTGAATTAGCCGTTGTTTTTAATGTCTTAACATTTTCATAAGGTAACTTAAATACGTTTACGTTCTTATTTGAATCTGTAAGTTTACCTCTATTTCTGTTTGAATTGGATTTAGTTGATACATCTGAACCACCAACAGCAGTTGAAAATACTAAACTAGTATCTGAAATAATTGCTTCAACTATTTTATTAACTGTAGTACCTGCATTTGTAGTAAATGATAATTTGTCATTAACTCTTAATTCTGTATTAAATTTAGTACCAAAACCAGTAACAGTATTACTACTGTTTGCAATTGATATTGTACCTGTAATTTGTAGACTTTCTCCGTATGTACTATCTAATTTAGTGTCTGCTGTGTATGTTGGAGATCCAGCCATACCAAGTTGTTTAGTAGATGAGAAATCAAACGAAGTAACACCTTTGAAACCTCTAGCATTTGCTTGAATAGTGGCAGTGTTAGATGAAATAGCACCTGTTATAGTTTCGCCAGGTGTAAATGTTCCTGATACACTAGATAAAACAACAACAGATTGATCTGCTATACCACCACTTGTATATGTAGTGAAAGAAGAACCATCTACATCTAATTCAAAATTTGAAGCAGTTGGATTTTTTACTGTATATGTATTACCATTTAATTCTGTCATACCAACAACGGTAGAAATTGTAACTTGTTGTCCTTCTTTTAAAGTGTTAGACGATGTTATTACAACAGGATTAGCTGCTGTTGCACCTGTTATTGTGTGACTATTGTTTGTTGAAATATTTTCGTATGTGCCTGTAGCAGCTGAAGTACTACCTGTAATTTTTTCACCATTAGTAAACGATTGATTTTTTGCAACGTTGATATGTGTAAACATAACAAGGTCAAATAAGTAGTGTTTGAAAACTGAAGCGTTTGCACTAGAACTAGCAAAGAAACCTGAAGTTGCTGAACCTGAAGTATATTCAAATCCTCTAGACTTAGCACGACCTATTGAATTTATACTAGAACCTGAACCAGCATTTTCTGTTCCTCT